TGAAGTTTCCCCCGGCGATGAATTCTTCCCAGTTCTCCCAGACGATTCTGTTGGGGACGAAGAAGAAGAATGTCTCGAGCTCGCTGTCGTCCAGGACTGGCACCAGCGGCGTTGCGAATCGCGCGAAGATTGTCGAGGAGCCTTTGAAGTGATCGCCGGGCACCATTTCCTCGCAGTAGATGGGTATGAGGTATGAGGCCTCAAAGGTTTGTTTTCGGTTTTGTGCGAGCGCGTAGGTGCTTCTTGGGATGTCCGATCTCGGGACCATTGCGAAGCTGTGTTGGGAGGCGGATTTGTTGCGGAAGTTTGTGGACACGGTGTTCTCCTTGGTTTCTCTGGTAGAGCTCCACCTGGTTTTCCAGGTGGAGCAGACAAGCGAAGCGCGTCAGTCTTTGGTTTTAACTGCGACTCCAGGGGAGAGCAGTTTGTTTTCCGGAACGATGCTGGCGTTCTCGGTGTCGAAGCTGCCTAGATAGTGCAGTTCGTATTCTTCCGGGTACAGGTATAGCAGGTTGTCTGCTCCTGCCCGGTTGATCTCCGTCTTGAACACTCGGAGTGCGTGCACGTCCGAGGGTTGGATAAACGGAGTGTTGTACTCGTTGGCTGTGACGTCCTTGATTGCGTAGATGCATAGCTTCTTAGCCATGGTGTTGCTGTCTCCTATATCTGTGATTTTGTGATGATGCGCGCGCGCGTTATTTTTTCGTGCGTGCGTAACTCGTTCAGTGTTTTTGGTTCTCTTTCCTCCTTTCTCTTTTTCTTGATTCTTTCGATCCTTTCAGGGTCGATGTTGTCCATCAGCCGATCGAAGTACTTTGCTGGCTTCATTTCCTTGCCTCGCATTGCGAGGAAGTCTTTATCTGCCTGGTAGATGTCGCCGTTGAATTTCTCGAGCCAGTTCCGGCCAATGGCCGGTCTCAGGCTCATGACGGCGTAAGGTTGTTGAACCGGGATGAGTTCTCCGGTTTCTTCTTGCAGTGCGAAGGTGCCTTGCCCTTCGCCTTTCATTTTCTTGATGACGTATCGGGCGCAGTATGCGGCGGTTTCGAACGTCAATGCTCCGATGCTGGTGTGGCCTTGGCCCCATATGTCGGTGAGTTGTTGCGAGTAGTACAGGACGGTGTCCTGTTTTCTTTGGAGCTCCACCTTGTCAGGGAACTCGATGCCAAAGAGGCACGCGTGATAGTGGGCTCGTTTGGTGTTGTCGCCGTATTCTCCGCATGCGTAATAGCGGAATGGGCCTCTGGCCTTTCTGAGCTTCTTCCAGAAGCTGGTTAAATCTTTTCGTCTTAAGCTCCCGAGGTCGGGGAGCTTGTCGTCGTTGTAGGTGAGTGTGATGAAGCAGTTGCTTTCGTGGAGCTGGGCTTCCAGAACCATTCGCATTGCCCACTGTCTTGAATGTTCCAATCGGCAGCCTATGCATTGTGCGCACGGAACTTGTAGTCTTTGCCAGCCTGGTGAAGGTGGCGATCTGCCGAACTTTAGTGGGCCGGTGCCGGATGGGTGTTGCCATCCGGTCACCGTTTGATAGCACGGCATGTCAGTGCGTGTTTTTTTCTAGGAACGCTATGACGCGTTCCATCTGCGCGATGGCGGCTTTGACGATCTCGCGTGCTTCTTCCCTCGAGAGTGTTTCCGATGCCATCGCCTCTCGGGCGATGCGCTCTGCTTCGTCGAAAGCCTCTAGGGCTTTCATAGTCTGATTCCGCCCCGCATCGGGGCCGGAGCGATGTTGATCCGTTTTGTGCGGCTCATGCTTTTTCTGAATCCCCGCGCTGAGCGGGTTTTGTTCACCTTCTGTCTGCGCATTTGTGCTCTCCTGAGCTCTTATAGAGCTCTCTGTTGGGTTCCCCGACACACCCCGTTAGGGGTGTGGCGGGTGTCGTGGGCTGTCAGCTCCTGCGCCGTTCTGGCGCGTCGTACCAGTTCTCTACTCGATGTAACTGGTACAGCTGACACTAGTTGATAGTGGCAGCTTTTGTCAATTTGTTGACCTTTTGGGCGAGCCAGTCGCCCTGTTTTTGGAGCTCGCCGCCGGGCGATGCGACCCACTCTTCGCGGGTTCCCGTGAAGCGGTTTTCCTTGTCGAATTCCAGGAGGTTGACTTGGAATGGTTTTTGTGCCCGGCCGGCTTTGTCCTGAATGAGTTTCATCACCTCGTCGTAGGTGCCGATGAGTTGGCCTAGGTCGCTGCATGTGTTGCGGCTGAGTGTTGCCAGCCATTTGTTCATTTCGGTTGCTCCGGGTTGGTGACGATGACCTTCATCGGTGGCGGTTCTGGCGGTGGCTTTTTCTCGGGCTCGGCTAGACCGAGTTTGCGGAGCTCGTCGAGGTTGTCTTTGTTGGTGGCGAATTCGATGAATTCGGCCGGATCGTTGCCGAATCGTTTTCTGATGTGCGCGGGGACTGCGGCGAAGGCGTCGTTTGCCGCTTTGATTTTTTCCTGTACGGAGCGGAAATCGTCCGCTTCTGAGAAGTCGCCTTGCATGGCTTGCATTTGGACTTGCGGCAGCATTCCGGTTGCTCCGTACTTTTTCATGATGACGTTGATGTCGCAGTCGGCGGCGTCCGACTGCTGCGTCATGGATTCCTCGTTGTTGAAGGTTGCAAACTTTTTGGAGTGTTCGCGTGCTTTGGTGATCATGGTTACCATCCTCTGAGAATTTTAAGTACGAGTTGAACCCATTTGTTTTCGTCGCCGAACTGTTCTGCGAAGCGTTGATCTACTTCAGCTTGGCTGAGTCCTGCTTCTTTCATTTGGGCTTCGGCGAGTGCGATGCGTTTTACGATGGGCTGCATCGCTTCGAGTTGGTCGTTTGTTAGGCGGTGGTTTCTGAGTTGTTCGAGGCTGATGTCTACCTCGGTTGTGGCTCGTTTGATGTCCTGCGCGATGCGCAGGATTTCGTGTTCGAGTTTGGAAGTGTTGTAGATGTTTTGAGTGGCAGTGGTGCCCTTGAGCTCGGTGTCCACGGCGACGTTTGATCGCTGTTCTCGTAAGAGCGCGGTTTGCGCATCCATATTCTCCAGTTGTGCCCTTTGGGCCTGGACTGCCAAAGCTGTAGAAGCCGTGTTGCGAGTGATGGGTTCCACACGTGTTGATGCTCCTTGGGCGCTCGATGCGCCCTGTTGGTTGAGTCCTGCCAGGATCGGGTTGAGGCCGGCCGCTTTGAGGTCTGCGGCGCGGCGTTGCATTTCTGTTGAACTCATGCGTTCTTGAAATGCCATTTGCTCCCTGGCGATTTTGCGGTTGGTGCTGTTGGCGCTGTGTTGGGAGAGTGCATCGAGTGCCGCGCCTACGAATGGCACTGCTCCCTTGATGAAGTTTGCGAACCCCATGTGTGTCTCCTAGAGGTGGTCGATCAGTCCAGGGACTGAGTATGTTGGCAATGGTCTTGTGGCTCGGACGCGGTGGGCAATGTCCAAGAGGACTTGGGGATTGGCTTGATCGCTGATTAGAGCCTGTGTTCTTGCGATGGTGTTGTTGCTTGGGTCGGCGATGAACGTGTTGTTGAGTGCTGGCGGTGTGGCGAATTCTTCTGCGTAATGCCAGATGTCGAGGGGTTGCGTGTTGGTCGAGCGGAATTCGCCGGTGATTTCGTTTGGCGTGTATCGGTATTCGGCCCATCGTTCTTGGTAGCCGAAAACGGTGTTGTCGGCGGCTGTTCCCAATGTGTAGATTTCTTTCTGCAGGACTGCCTGTTCTCCCAGGTGTGCGAAGGCAGGGAAATAGAAGTCATATCGCGTTTGTCGGCTCCAGTGCCGGCGGGTTCCCTGCTGGTAGGTGAGCGCGGCTCGGACGTTGGCCAGTCCGATGATGTATCCGTGCTCTGTTGCGGCGTAGCTGAAGTTGTGTCCGCCGCCTTGTGCTTGGCTGAATGCGGCTAGGTATCCTTGGGGTGTGGTGAGGCCGAGCCCGTCGCCGTTGATGGTCTGTGCGACGGGGTGTTGGGAGGTTGTTGTCCGGCCGCCTCCGATATATTCGGGTCTCTGGAGGCGGAAATCTGGCGGTCTTACGCCAAAGTGGCTTTGGATGAGTTCTGTGTAGCGCGTTCCTCCGCGTGCGTCCCTTTCGAGCAGACGTTGTGTTTGGAATGCGAGCCGTATCGCGTTGATGGTTGCGCTGGTTGCTGCGCTCAGGTCTGCGATGCCGGTCAGTGCGACGTCGTCGCCCCATACTGCCGGCGCGGTTAAGGCCGGTGTTGCTGTCCATGTTGTCGCGGTGGATGCCGCGGTCATGATTAGGTTGCGGTTTGTGGGGTTTACGCCGTCCTGGAATTCAGGTGCGCCGTTGCCGGTGATGGTGAGCGGTGCGCTTGTCCCGAGCGGTAGCGTGACTGCGGTCCCTTTCTGTGGCCAGGGGAGGCAGCTGGTGAAGTAGTCGTGCTTTTTCGCGCGTTTCAGCAGGTTGTAGATGCTGGTGCTGTCGGGTCCGTCGTCCGTTTCTTCCGTGACTGGCGTCGTGAGGTTCTGGTCCCTGAACCATTCGTTATAGATCTTGTTGTAAGCGCGCAGTGGTAGCGCGTTGATCTCGATTTGGTTGGTGCCTGTCATTTGTCCGGCGACGGGTAGGCCGAAGTGGTCGTAGATGCTTTCCGGGTCGAAGCCGCCCTCTGGGGATTCGATGGTGGGTATCGTGAAGTTTCCCCCGGCGATGAATTCTTCCCAGTTCTCCCAGACGATTCTGTTGGG